GCCAGTACTCGGTGCCGCCCACGTTCAAGTTGCCGGTGAAGTCCGGCATGCTGCTGCCGGGTTCCTTGCGGTCGTTGCGGCCCAAGATGCCGCGGTTGTTGTTGTCGTACTGAGTCATGCTGCTTCTTTCAGTTGTTGAATGCGTTGGTTCATTTCGTCCAGAAAGAGCTGGACCTCTTTTTCCATCAGGGCGATGTAGGTGACGTCGCGCTCGACGCGCTTGATCCACAGCTGCAGCTCGGCGGGCATGCGTGGATCGAAGCTGACAAAGTCGCACCATGGCCGGCCCATGACGGCCATCTGAAGCTGCATCTGGCCTTCGTACTTGGCCGGCACGCGCTTGCTGACCAAGTACTCGATGTGCGTGGTGGTGCTCGGGCACTTGATCTCAATGAGCCCATCCAGCACCAGGCCGTCGGGGCTCGCGCCGCACTGCTCAATGCGCGGGTGGATGTGGAAGCCGGTCTCGTCGACAAACTCGCCGACTCGGGCCTCGTAGGCCTGCCGCGCGGCCGGTTCGGTTTCTGTGCCCCACTGCATCGCGGCATTCGAAAACGGCTCAGCCTGTCGGCCGGTGATCACCTCAGCGACGAGCTGATCCATGTACGACTGGCGGCTGGCTGATGGGCCTTTGGCGGTGCGGGCCATGACGTCGAAGACGCGGCTGGCCGTCACCTTGCCCAACCTGGCAGCAAACCATTCCGGCGTGCGCTGCTCTTCCATCAGGCGGCCTCAAGCTCGGCGCGGCGTGCGCTGAACTCATCCTTGAGCTCCAGCCTCGTGGCCTCTGGCAGGCTTTTGTAAAGCTGCACCAGCTCCTCGCGCGTGGCAATGGCCTTCAGCTCAGCGCTGTGCTTGCTGGGCTTGGCGGCCGCAGGCTTGCGCGAGGCGGCATTCCCGTCGTCATCCTCGGGCGCAATCCCACAAGCCGCCATGAGCGAATACCTGCGGGCGTAGGTGAGCGCCGAGCCGTACCCCTGCGGGTCGTTCTTGGCGGCCGGCACATGCAGCTTGCCGCCGCTCATGGACTCGCCAGATGTGTGTACGAACAGCGTCTCAACAGTAACGCCGTCGCTGCACTCATGCGTCGGCTGCAGCAGGCCGATCCCCTGGGCGTTGAGCGCATCAAGGACAGCCTCGATGCAGCCGTCCAAGCCGACGTAGCGGCTCTTGAAGTGCGGGTTGGTGTTGGTCTTGAGCGCAGGCGCAAAGCTGGCCTGTGCCGCAACGAAGGCGGTGTAGATGGCTTTCATGTTTTGTCCCAAACAAGTTGACGTGCGCGCTTGACGCTGTGGTGTCTTGAGTAGTGCTTGCGCAAAAAGCAGTACAGGCGGATGAAGTCGACGAGCTGGGTCATCCAAACCACCCAACAAAGATGGCCGTCATGAGCAGCACAAACGCGATGGCGAACACGATGTCCATGGGGTGCTTCCACGTCTCGGCGCAGTCACAGCGCTGGTCTTGAAGTCGCGCCAGCTCAGCGTCGTACCAAGCCGGCCGGAACTCGGAGTGGTTCTGGCTCATGCGGCCTCCCAGTCGTCAGGGCCGCCGTCATGGGCGTCGTCGCACTCAGTGGCAAGCTGGTCAATCAGCTCGGCGTGGTGCTCGATGAAGGCCTCTTGCAGGTAAAGGCGGGCGGCCGCGGCCTGCTCGTTGGTGCCGACGATTGCGAGCACCAGCAGCGTGGCCGTGTCGCAGTCGACAACGTCCTCGGGCTTGATGTTCCACGTCTTGACTTCGGCCGAGTCGTACTCGGTGATGGCATCAGCCAGGAAGCTGATCCAGTGCGCCGGAATTCCGATGGCGTGTTCGGTGGCCTGCGTCAGTGCGTACTGAGGCGGCTCAGGTGTGCGGGGATCGCCTGGGTGGGCGAGGTATCGGCCGTATTCCATTCGTCTCTCCAAGCGATGCGGAAGTGCAGCGCATGGAGAAGAACTCTACCGAATCCGGTACATCATGTCAACCGAATTCGGTAGAGTAAATGACAAAAGTTGGTCAAACGTACCGTCGTTTCATCAATTGGGGGGGGTAGGAAACTGCCTACCTTTGAGAAATTGCCGTCAGATACGATTACGAATGACGTCAGCAGCCAAAAAACGCGCGCGGGGGGGGGGGTAACCCCTCTAGAGCCCTTTTTTGGTGCGGGTGCCATCTCAAGGAAAAATCTTGAGCTCCTTGATCGACATGATCAGCCTGTCGTAAAGCTGGCGCTCGGCCTGGCTGACAGGTTGCGCTGCGGGTGGGTTTGTTGGGTCCAGCCCCGGCGTGAGCATCTGCCACATCTCCAGGTCGAACACCTCTGCCACCCGGTCCACGACGTCCAGACCCACCGACGTTTGCATCTCTTTGATGCGCGTGGCCGTGCCAGGCCCAATCTTGGCCTCACGCGACAGCCTGGTCAGGTTCTCGCTCTTCCAGTGATGGAGCATCAGAGCGGAGACGTTTTGCCAGAGCACTAACTTTGGGTCGATTCTCATAGCGCTGTAATGGTGCCGCACTCGTCCTACCGATTGCGGTTGCATTGCTGTACCGGATCCGGTAGGATGAGGGCATGGACTCTCACATTCCGAGCGCGGCCGACCTGCGCGCAAAGCTGTCACTGCTGGGCCACGCTCAGATGCAGCAGATGGCGTCATGTTCCGGCGTTCCATTTACGACTCTTTGGAAGTTGCGAAGCGGCGAAACCGCTGATCCGCGGCTTGAGACGGTGCGCTTGTTGTTGCCGCACCTCATGGCGGACAAAGCCGCATGAAGCTCACCGAGAGCCTCAAGACCTTGCTCGACGAAGACACCGCTATGCGTTTCCAGCGCCGTGCGTGTGCTGCTGGTTGCACCGCCGCCGAGCTGTTGCGCGACATGGTGTTTCATCTCGAATACGGAGTGACGTTTGGGGAGCATGTCGCACAGTCTCGCCGCCATGCGCTCTCGCGTGAAGGGTCGACTGCTGCTCTAACGAGGGCCGAAGAAGTTCCGCCAGCAGTCCAGTTGAGCGTGATCAATGCGCGCAAGGACTGCCTGTGAGTCAGCTGTCCATTGAGTTCGATGCGCCGCCGCGCGCACGCAAGACAGACCCGGCAACGTCGCACGAGGCCGCACGCCGCGCTGAGCTGTTTGCCACCTCACATGCTGAGCGCATCGTGTGCGCGCTGCGCATGCGTGGGCCATCCACCGCCCACGAGCTGGAGCCGCACACCCGGCTGAACTACGTCCAGATTGACCGACGCATGCACGAGCTGGTCAAGGCCGGACGCATTAAACGCACACCGCTGACGCGGCCTACGCCCACGGGCGGTAGAGCCTTGGTGTGGGAGCTTGCATGAACTACTACCCCTTCAACGTGGGCGACTACAGCGCCCACACCGCGCATCTTGAGCCGATGGAGGACTTGGCCTATCGCCGCCTTCTCGACGCCTATTACCTGCGCGAGCAACCGCTGCCGACCGACATCCAGACCACCGCAAAGCTGGTTCGCATGCGCTCCATGGCCGGTGATGTTGAGAGCGTCTTGAATGAGTTCTTCACGCTCACCGAAGACGGCTGGAGGCACTCGCGCTGCGACGCCGAGATCGAGCGCATGCGCGACAAGCAGACGAAAGCACGAGCGTCCGCTCAAGCATCGGTCAACGCCCGTTCGCAACGTCAGCAAGCGAACGCTGAACGAACGCTGGTGAAAGAGGCAACGGACGTTGAACGAACGCTGCTTGTTTTGGCAACGGACGTTGAGCTACTAACACCAACACCAACACCAAGAGAAGAGAAAGAGATGGTGGAGCCGCGCCGAAGCGCTGCCCCACCAACCCCGCCGCCCGATTTCGATGGACGCAATTCCGAAACCCTCAACGGCAAGCACGTCGTGGCCATCGCCGCGGCTTGGGACCTGCCGGGCGAGTGGGGGTGCGATGCCGAGGCCCTGGGCTGGCAGCCGGCCGAGGTGCTGCGCGAGAGCGAGAAGTTTCGGCAGTACTGGGTCGCAGGGAAGGGCGCCGGCACGCGGCGCAGCGTGAAGGGCTGGCGGCAGTCCTGGAGCAACTGGCTCGAAAAAGCCTCGAGGGAAAAACGATGAGCACCTACCGATCCCAGGTCCGAGACCAACGAATCGCCGACGATTTTCTCGGCGACAGCTCGCTCAACTGCTCAGCCAACGGCTGCCCGAATCGGTGGTCC